TCGTATGTATTCATCAGGCATTAAGGTAGACCTGAAGGCATTGGATGAGGTGCGTAAGCAGTTCGAAGAAGAGAAGGCAGACATTGAAGGTAGGCTAGGCATCAAGGTACGTAACCTTATGGGTGACACACCTATCAATCTTAACAGCCCTGCTCAGATGTCGGAGGTTGTATACAGTAGGAGGCCTATCAATAAGAAAGGGTGGGTAGAACTGTTTGATCCTGTCATGTCAGAAAGAAATTATAAGCTTAAAGTCGAAGCTTACACTACAATGATACGGAAGACTACAGCGTTTACCTGCCCTGAGTGTAAGGGTGAGGGTAGTGTGTACCGTATCAAGAAAGATGGTACTAAGTTTGCTAGACCTAACAAGTGTAAGCCTTGCGAGGCTAGAGGCTATCAACTTAAGAAGACTAATCAGATGGCAGGGCTAGGCTTCATGCCTCCCTCAAAGAAGTGGGTAAGTGCTAACGGCTTTAGTACAGGCAAGGATAATTTGGATACTTTGATGGGTACTGCTAGAGCTAATGGTATGGACAGTGCGCTTGACTTCTTAGGAGATCTTAAACGTCTATCCGCTATTAGTAGCTACCTGTCTAGTTTTGTTGAGGGTATATCTGTATTCACAAAAGAGGATGGCTTCCTACACGTAGGTCTAACCCAACACATCACCAGTACAGGTAGGTTCTCAGGGCGTAACCCTAACATGCAGAATATGCCCAGAGGTGGTACATTTCCTGTTAAGAAAGTGTTCGTGTCTCGATGGGAGGGCGGCTACGTGATGGAGGCTGACTTTGCTCAGCTAGAATTTCGTGTCGCCGCATTCTTATCTCAAGATTATACAGCCATGAAAGAGATAGCCACAGGTTTTGACGTACACAGTTACACTGCTAGGATTATCACAGAAGCAGGTCAACCTACCTCTAGGCAAGATGCTAAGGCACACACCTTTGCCCCTCTCTTCGGGGCTACAGGGTACGGTAGAAGTCCTTCTGAGGCGGCGTACTATAAACACTTCATTAAGAAGTACACAGGTATAGCGGCATGGCACAAGAGGCTAGGCGATGAGGCCATACGCTTTCAGAAGATTACTAACGTTGGTGGTAGGCAGTATGCTTTCCCTAACACAGAGAGAAGATCCAATGGTATGCCCACTAACTTCACCATGATAAAGAACTATCCGGTGCAAGGGTTTGCCACTGGCGATTGTGTACCTGTAGTACTACTAGAGTTAGAGGATAGGCTTATGTCTATGCGATCTAAGGTAGTCAACAGTGTACATGATTCAATGGTGATAGACATACATCCATACGAGAAGGATCAGGTGATAGAGATTATCAACACCTTGAATATGGATCTGAATGAGATCATCTATAAGTACTATAAGGTTAAGATGAATGTACCCTTATTATTAGAAGCTAAGATAGGCCCGAATTGGCTTGACACAAAGGACGTTTGACGCTATAACTTAGCATCCCAGAAACCCTCATACATAAAGGAAAAGATATGAGCACAGAGTTACAAACACTAAACATAGAAGGCATGTCATTATCGGAAGCTATGGGCATGTCTCCCTCAACAGGCGGATCACAATCCACACTGGCACGTATTAAACAGATACACTCAGCAATAACAGTAGAAGATTCGGAAGGCGACGAGAAGATTGTTGTACCTATCGGATCGTATCAAGTAACAATGCCGGACGGTGAAGTTGTTTATAGCAAGACACTTACAATGAGATTGTTTTCTCAACGTATGCAATGGCAACGATGGGATGCAGGTGCAAACACTATGCACAAGACATTACTTTCGGGAAACCTGAATGTAGACTTGAAGGACACATCAGGTAGACATAATTGTGGTAGACCATCAGGTTACATCAAAGACTTTAAAGCTTTACCAGAAGAAACGAAGTCAGTAATACGTGACGTGAAGCGTACAAAAGTTATGCTAGGTATGGTAAAGTTAGACAAACCTATAGATGAATTAGGCAATGTAGTGAAGGGACACGATGAAGAGATCCCATTCGTAATGGACTCAAGGAATACCGAGTCAAACAAAGCTATTGATTCAGCCTTATCTCAGATCATGGCTAAGAAACTTACGCCTGTAGAGCACACACTTAATCTAGGTAGTGCTAAGCGTGATATGAATAGTGGTGGCAAGTATGCTGTTATTGTTCCTTCGTTAGGTATAAAAGTTCCTTATCAACCAGAGGATAGTCACACACTAAAGTCTTTCCTTGATTGGATTACTAATACTAACACATGGGTAGAAAGTAAGCATGATGAAATAGTTAATTCATCTATGTCTTCTGAAGACGCAGAGTTAGTAGGATCTATCGTAGAAGTTAAAGAGTTCGAGGGATGATCCACCCTGCTGAGTTATCAGTACACTCTTTCTTACGTTCTGCTATAGAAGGTAAGGCATCTATGAGTGATGAAATAATAGAGCAGGTAGCCGCTGATGTGGTTACCTCTTTACATAAACAGTTCAATGGTGGGCCTCGTGATGAGTTTCGTTTACGTATGTCTAACATAGGTAAGCCTAGATGTCAGCTATGGTTTGCTAAGAATGATCCAGAGACTGAAGAAAACAAACCAACATCCTTCATGCTTAACATGTTGATGGGTGATTGGTCAGAGGCTATCTTCAAAGGGATACTACGTGCCTCTAAGGTAGACTTCAAAGACAATGATAACGTAGTCTTAGATCTAGGTGATGTATCTATTAAAGGTGAATACGACATGATCCTAGATGACAAGGTAGATGACGTTAAATCTACTACACCTTGGGGGTATGATAATAAGTTTACTGACTATAACACACTAAAGAATGCTGATGACTTCGGTTACGTAGCTCAACTTGTAGGTTATGCAAAAGCCGCAGGTAAAGAGGTAGGTGGTTGGTGGGTTATCAACAAAGTCAATGGTCAGTTCAAGTACGTACCTGCAGAAGAAGCAGATAGTGAAACAGTATTGGAAACTATAAAAGATACTGTAAACTATATAAACAATGATGAACCTTTTGAGAGATGCTTTGAACCAGAAGAAGAAACATATCGTAGGAAACCTAGTGGTAATTTTAAGCTAAACAAAACCTGTAATTGGTGTGATCATAAAAAGAAATGTTGGCCAGATCTACAAGAAAGAGAATCTCTGGTAAGTCAAGCCGCCATAAAACCTGTCGTTAACTATACATATATAAAGGAAGAAATATAATGACAACTGTTACATTAGATGAAGTAGAATATACTATCGAAGACTTTACGGATGAGGCAAAGAATGTCCTTAATCTTGTACAACATTTACAAAGGGTCACAGAAGGACACCAATTAAATGCACAGTGTACAGATGCAATGCTTAAAGTTAAGATAGCCGAACTTAAACAGTTATTGACAGGTGAGGAAGCACCGTCTGATGACTAAGTTCGCAAAGGGCTACAGACGTAGGCACAATGCTAGTAAATATAAGTCCGGCCTTGAGGAAGAGGCCGTTCTTTTTCTCAAGACTAGACAAAAGAAAGTACGTTACGAGAAACTAAAGATAGAGTGGGAAGACCTACGATATCGTACATACACACCAGACTTTGAGCTAGACAATGGTATCATAATAGAAACCAAAGGAAAGTTCGATCCTGATGACAGACGCAAACATCTTGAAATAAAAAGACAACACCCTGAGCTAGACATACGCTTTGTATTTAGTAATGCTAAAGCTAAGATAAATAAAGGTGCTAAGCAAAGGAACTTTGAGTGGTGTGAGAAGAACGGATTCAAATGGGCGCATAGAATTATTCCAGAAGAATGGTTGCAAGAGAAAGGACAATGTACTAAGTTAGATCGTATAGTCCTCAAGACAGAAAGAAGAAAGTAATATGCCCTACACATTAGACGACGATGAGATTGCCGTAATAATAAGACCTGCTTCCTCTAAGGATATAGAAGATTGGAATGGTAACGTGACTACAGGTATAGTAGTAGGAGATGATTTTGCATTACCTCAACATGTACTAAGAGATCTCGTCCATGTAGCCAGTATGTTTACTTCAGCAATAGACGTTATGAATTATGATGACTATGTTTATGATACAGTTATGGATCACAGACAAAACGTTCTGATGAATGAGATTGAGAATCAAGAAATAAAAGACAAGAACACAGGCGAAGTAATAAACTTCAATGAGTTCACTAAGACAAAGGGCAATGCATAATGGCTAAATGGAAAGACTTCCCTGTAACAAAAGATCAAGAAGTATTTGATCCAGTAGAACGTCCTGCTCACTACAATCAAGGCGGTATAGAGTGTATTGATTACATCAGACAGGTGCTAGGCTTAGAAGGATTCATTGCTTACTGTAAGGGTAACGTTACTAAGTATAATCATAGAGCCTCATACAAAGGCAACCCTGTTGAGGATACACATAAGGCTCAGTGGTATATGAATCGTATGGTTGAGGCCATGAAGGAGAAGCACAAATGAGATGCTATCACTGTGAATCTGAGTTGATATGGGGTGGTGATGAAGATCTTATAGACGAAGAAGAGTGGTCTATGGTTACAAACCTCACCTGTCCTAGATGTCACTCAGATGTCCTAGTATATTTACCTTGCGAGGATAGAGACGATGACTCATAGAACATTTAGTATTACGTTCTCATTAAAGATAGATGAGGATAATAACATACTAGGATCACACGATGATTCGCATACGGAAGACGTTTATGATTTGATTGTAAATACTTTCTATGATATAGACGATGTAATGATTAATAATTTAATAGTGAAGGAAAAGTTATGACTATAGGATTTAGGGAGTACCAAAAGAAAGCGGTAAGTTTTGCAATCTATCCTGCAACACACAAGGTATTATACCCTGCGCTAGGTCTTTGTGGTGAATCAGGAGAAGTAGCTGACAAAGTTAAGAAGCAAGTACGTGATAATGTTTTTAATAGACATGAAGTAGCTAAAGAACTAGGGGACGTAATGTGGTACGTAGCTGTTCTCGCTAACGATATAGGTTATAACTTAGATGAAATAGCAGATATAAATATAGAAAAACTTACAAGCAGACAAGATAGAAACAAAATACAAGGGTCAGGAGACAACAGATGAGTAACACATTACCAACAGATTATCAATCATTCATACACAAGTCACGATATGCTCGTTGGCTTGATGATGAAGGACGTAGAGAGACATGGAGTGAAACAGTGGATCGCTACATGAAGAACCTAGTACGTCCAGCATTAGGTGATAACCCTAAGCAGATAGCTGAGATTGAACAGGCTATACTAGGACTAGAAGTTATGCCTTCTATGAGAGCCTTGATGACTGCTGGCCCTGCTTTAGCTCGTGACAATACAGCAGGTTATAACTGTTCATACTTAGCCGTAGATGATGTCAAAGCATTTGATGAAGCTATGTTCATTCTGTTGTGTGGTACTGGTGTTGGCTTCTCTGTTGAGCGTCAATCAGTTACTAAGCTACCAGAAGTACCTGAGCTTTTGTATGAAAGTGAAACTACTATAGTAGTTAAAGATAGTAAAGAAGGTTGGGCTAAGTCACTACGTCAAATGATTGCATTACTATATAGTGGTGAGATACCTAGATGGGATGTGTCTAAGGTACGACCTGCAGGTGCAAAGCTAAAGACATTTGGTGGTAGAGCATCCGGCCCAATGCCTCTTATTGATCTATTCAACTTCGTTATTAAGACATTCAAAGATGCTAAAGGACGTAAACTATCATCACTAGAATGTCACGACATCATGTGTA